CAACCAGTGGTGTTTCTTCAAGTGCTGTAAAGGCTGTATATAAAAAGACACTGGCGCACTGGAAGGGTGAGAAGCGTAACTCTAACAACGCAGCCTTTGCAATGGGAAGTGCAGTACATGCTAACCTACTAGAGAAAGAACGTAACCTAGTAGTCAAAGGACCAAAGACTAAAGCTAGTGCAGCATTTAAAGAGATGCAAGCCAACCTTGATGAAGATCAAATCTTACTTACTGAGGTAGAGTTTAACGTAGCTAACTGTATAACCAGGGGTGCTCTAAACAATCCTGTCTGTGCATCATACTTAAATCACCCTGATAGATTAAACGAGATCAGTATCTTTGTAGAAGATCCTATCTCAGGATTAACTTTGAAAACTCGTCCAGACTTACTGATAGAAAAAGAAGGTACAGTCTACGATGTAAAGACAACACAGGATGCTAGTCCAAGAGGTTTCTTAAAAGAGTGTCTGAAGTATGGCTATCTTTTACAGGGTGCTCACTACGTTTACGCATGTAAACTAGCAGGTTATGAAGTAGATAATTTTTCTTTTATTGCCTGTGAAAAGACTGCACCATTTCTTTCACACGTACATGTGATGGGTCCAGAAGTTATGCACTGGGGTATGAAGCAACTGCATAAAACTTTAGCTGTTATTGCAAAAGCAGAAAAGGATTCTGATTACAGTACAGGTTGGGGTGACTACACTGTTATCCAAAAACCTGAGTGGCTGTAATTAATTATGAGTACTAGATCCAGGGCTATAAAGGCAGGGTATCGTTCTGGTTTTGAGGATGACACAGCTAAGTACTTAAAGAAAAAAGGTATCAAGTTTACCTACGAGAAAGAACGTATAGAGTGGCTAGATGTTAGGACTCGCCACTACACACCTGACTTTATTTTAGAGAATGGTATTGTAATAGAAACAAAAGGACGTTTTGTATCTAACGACAGACGTAAGCACGTAGAGATAAAGAAACAATACCCTGAGTTAGACTTGAGGTTTGTGTTTCAGAATAGCAGAGCCAAGTTATATAAGGGTGCTAAGTCTTCCTACGGTGACTGGTGTAAACGTCATGGATTTAAATATGCTCAAAAGGTAATACCTGATGAGTGGCTTGAAGAATAATCTTGACGTGTTTAATTTAATTCTTATAACTTGGAGGTTCCTGTGTTGTTTGAAATAACAATGCTACTTGACTTAGATTCTGACGCTAACTTTATAGCTGCAGATAAGGATGGTGCAAAGATAGGACTTGAACAAGCCGTATCTTACGCAGTGTACGATATTGATGATGTTGAAATAATAGAGATAGATGTAAAGGAAAAATGATGATTACAGGTAAAGACTTAGAAGACATGGGATACTTTGATCAATTTGATTTAAACAAACCAGAGAACAGCACAGTTCTTGCAGACTACACAGACTGGGTTGAAAAGAAAATTGTAACAACAGGTGATGACAGACTTATAGAGAACACACTTGGTCTTGTAGGAGAGGCAGGAGAAGTAGCAGAGAAGATAAAGAAAAAGATAAGAGATAGAAACAAAGTTTCCTCTGAGGAAATAGTTAAAGAACTGGGTGATGTTTTATTTTACGTAACTGCACTAGCTAATCATTTTGGTGAGAACTTAGCTATTGTAATGGAGAAAAATGTAGCTAAGTTAGATGATAGGGAAAAAAGAGGAACACTACAAGGATCGGGAGACAACAGATGAACAATTACTTACCAACAGATTACCAAGCATTTATTCACACATCAAGGTACGCTAAATACTTTGATGGTAAAGGCAGAGAAGCATGGCCTGAAACAGTAGATCGTTACATAGAGAATGTTATAGGTGACAAAGTAGACTCAGATACTAAAGATGAAATAATGTTTGCTATACTTAACTTAGAGATCATGCCTAGCATGAGAGCTATGATGACAGCAGGTATAGCTTTAGACAGAGACAACACAGCAGGATACAACTGTAGTTACTTACCTGTAGATGACCCAAAGTCCTTCGATGAGGCTATGTTTATCTTGCTCTGTGGTACTGGTGTTGGGTTCAGTGTTGAGAGACAGTTCATTAGCAAGCTTCCCGAAATACCTAAACTCTTCGATAGTGATACTACCATTGTGGTAAAGGACAGCAAGGAGGGGTGGGCTAAAGCGTTCAGACAATTACTAGTACTCCTATGGGCAGGTGAGGTTCCTCAGTGGGATGTAAGCAGGGTAAGACCTGCAGGTGCAAGGTTAAAAACATTCGGTGGTAGAGCCTCTGGTCCTGCTCCTCTCGTAGATCTATTTAACTTTGCAGTTAAAATGTTTAGAGAAGCAGAAGGACGTAAGCTATCCTCAATAGAGTGTCACGATCTAATGTGTAAGATAGGAGAGATAGTAGTTGTAGGTGGAGTACGTAGGTCTGCTATGATATCTCTATCTAATCTATCAGATGATCGTATGCGTCATGCTAAGTCTGGTAACTGGTGGGACAATGAACCCCAACGTGCCTTGGCTAACAACAGTGTAGCATACACAGAGAAACCAGATAGTCTGTCCTTCATGCGTGAGTGGATGGCACTAGTAGAATCAGGGAGTGGTGAACGTGGTATATTTAATCGTGAGGCGTCTAAGAGACAAGCTGCAAAGAATGGCAGACGTAATTCTGACTTTGACTTCGGAACTAATCCTTGTAGTGAGATTATTCTTAGACCGTATCAGTTCTGCAATCTTACGGAAGTTGTGGTACGAGCCACAGATACGGTGGATGACTTGGCTAGAAAAGTCAGACTCGCCACAATACTTGGGACGATCCAAAGCACGTACACCAAGTTCCCATACCTCAGAAAAATCTGGACAACCAACACAGAAGAAGAAAGACTCTTAGGTGTAAGCTTAACTGGTATTATGGACAACCCTGTAATGACTACAAAGAATAAAGGACTGGATAAAACCCTTGAGAACTTACGTAACGTTGCTGTTGTTACTAATGCTGAGTGGGCTGATCGTCTTGGTATTCCACAGTCGGCAGCTATTACTTGTGTCAAGCCATCAGGTACAGTCTCACAGTTGGTTGACTCTGCCTCTGGAATCCATGCACGTCATTCACCTTATTACGTTAGAACCGTTAGAGGAGATAACAAAGATCCTCTTACCACCTTCATGAAGGATCAAGGTATTCCTAGTGAGCCTGACGTATTCAAACCAGATCAAACAACAGTGTTCTCGTTTCCTGTTAAAGCTCCTAACAAGGCTGTAGTTACATCTGACTTGTCTGCTGTTGACCAACTTAAAATGTGGTTGATGTATCAGAGGCACTGGTCAGAGCACAAACCTAGTGTGACAATCAACGTCAAGAAAGATGAATGGTTTGAGGTTGGAACATTTGTGTATGAACACTTCGATGAAATGAGTGGTGTATCTTTTCTACCTTATAACGAACACACTTATCAACAAGCTCCGTATCAGGAGATAGACAAAGAAGAATACAAAAATATTTTAGTTACTATGCCAAAAACTATTGACTGGTCTAGACTCAGCGAGTATGAAAAAGAAGACACTACTACATCAAGTCAAACAATGGCTTGCACTGGTGATGTCTGTGAGGTGGTAGACATAGGAGCTTAAAGTATGCCAAAGAAAAACGCTTCCTCTATTAGAGAGGGTACAGCAGCAGAAAAAGAGTTTATAAAATTACGTGGAGATAACTTTGTTAGATCTGCTACAAGAGAAGAAGATATCTTTGAACACTGGGACGTTTTAGATAAAGACTTTGGTAAGGTTGACGTAAAAGCAGCCAAACGATTTGAAAGGAAAGGACCAGTAGACTACACAATTTGGTGGGAACTACGTACAGTTAAACGTCCTCCTGATTGGAAGCCTACAAAGGGATGGGGAGTACCTAACGATATAGATAGGTTTGTTGCAGTAAGAGCAAAGGACTTCTTCTATCTGTTAGATCCATCTAATATTATACATGATCTTAGGAAGAGATGTACTGAATACTTTAAGGGTGAGTTTGGTTTACTGACCAGACCAGGTAGAGGTGATTTAATTACTATACTTCCTTTAGACTACGTGGTAGAACACAGTACACACTCTGTTGCTATAAGCTAGGATAGAATATGAAATGCAAAGACTGCGGTTTTCTTCTTGATGATGATGGTCACTGTGGAGAGTGCAACAGGTATAGTGTTTCAGATATAATAGACTTAGCAGGAAGGAAAGAAATGAGTTCTAAATTTAATCCAGTTGATAAACCTTTCCACTACAATCATGCAGACGGTGGGATAGAATGTATTGACTACATCAAACAAGTCCTTGGTCTTGATGGCTTTATAGATTACTGTCATGGTAACATGATAAAGTATCAACACCGTTACAGATATAAAACTAATCCTGTAGAAGATATGGAAAAAGCACAGTGGTATCTTGCCAGGATGTTAGAGTCGTTAAAAGAAAAACATAAATGACTAGCAAAGATAATAAAAAAACCCTTGAGCAGGAAGCCCAAGAGTTTGTATCAAATAAAGATACTACTCAGATAAAGGTAGAGACTAACGATTTCTTTGCAGGTCATGCCTTGTCAGGACTCCTTGCTTCTGGTAAGTATTACACTAAGTCTGATCAAATAATTGAGGAAGCTTTCTCCTACTCAAGTAAGATGATCGACTACAAAAATAATAAAAAGAAATAACAAACTAAAAACCCCCAGTTAATTCCTGGGGGTTTCTTTTTATTTATCTTAATCCTGATTCTGATTCTAACATTCTATTCCTAAAACCTTCGTCATCTAAGAATGATAGTATTAGTTCTAGTTGAGGAGGATCTAACTCCCATAAGTTTTTTTCTGAGGTTCCAAATGACTCTAAGTATTTTCTTAGTTTAGCTTTCTTTAAATTTTTATTTGTTATTGAGAATATTAATTCTGCTTTTCTAGGCTCATCTTTTTCAGAAACCCTGAGAACTTCTTTAACATCATTCTTTGCCGCTACAAGAACGTCACTTAAAATCTTTTCTTTATCAGCTAATGTTCTTTCATCCCAGTTGTTTTTAACAACAGTATCTGCCCACATCTCTAGGTATGGAAAGATGTAATCATTAATAACGTTAGTTGCTTCTGGAATACTGTAAAGGTTTGTCTTCCACTGTGATCTACCAACATCATTAAATAACTTTTCTATTGTTGATGGTGCTTCTACAGCACGATAACCCAACACTCTTCCTATTGGAACTGCAGGTGTATCTTCTTGCGTAGCTATTTTCTTTTCTACTGCGTTCTTTTTAAGAGCACCAAGTGTCATCAAATCAAATATTTCATCAGTATATCTCAAAGCATTATTAAATTCTTTTACGCCTTGTTTCTTATCTGCGTAAACATAATCTTCACCCCTGGACATTGCAATGATTTGATTGGCAGGATCTGCAACTCTACTAAAACCAGATGCGTACATACCCAGAGCTTCACCAAGAAGTTTCATACCGTTGTCACCTGCTGCAGTTCCATCAAGGTCAAGGATGCTTGTTCCTAGATCACTGAGCACTCTTCCTTGTGTACCAAGGTTTCTTACAAATCCTTGTACACCTACTTGCTCTGATACTACTCTCTTTAAATCTTGAGGCACGTCACCATCCCTCAACTTGTGTGCCATTGCTCTACCTAAAACTTTAAAGTGACTGTAGGGAAAATCGTACTGTCTACTTACAACCTGTCCATCTGATTGTCTTTCTTCATGCCAAGCTAAGTTTTCATCAAGATTCTTTTTCTCTTTCATTGTTGCTAGAGCGAGAGCACTCCAACCTGCAGCCATTCTAGCAATACCTTCAAAGGGATCTTGTTCAATACCTGCTGCTTTTCTGTAGATCATAGTTGCCCCTGAGTGTTTAAAAGTAAAAGCCAGGGTGTTGTTAAAGAACTGACCGAATGGAGCTATGGCTCCTATGACAGGTATCTTTCTTGTCTCTTCAATAATACCTGCAAGCATGGCAACAGGATCACCCTTTCTTGCTTGAGCTACATTTGTAAAAGATTTGGAGAAGGTATTATCAAGAGCTTCTGTTACAGCAGTGGTTTCTATTTTAAGAAATTTTTGATAAGCATCAGACGCAGGATCGGACAAGTATTCCCACACGTTTCCCTGTGTCATAAACTCGTTAAGGGTCATGTCATACTCAAGTCTTACTTGTTTATCAAGGGAGTACATAAACTCTTGAGTTTTAGTAAGAAGATCTTGAGCTTTAACTCCGTAAAGTGTTTGCAAGTTTCTTGTTATCTTTTCAAAACTAGTTTCAGTTAACTTCTCACCAGGATTTAACTGTAACTCTTTTAGTACATCATCTACTTCTACACCACCATTGATATACCTAAATAATTCTTTCCTAGCCTCTGGTCTAAAGGTAAGGTAATCCATAGCGGCTTCATAAGTCATGTAAGGATCAAGAATATTTCTAGCTTTCTGACCCTGTAGTTTTATTAACTGTTTTGATTTATTTCTGTAGGATACTGCTGAGTCTTTCCCATCAAGCACAACATCTGCAAGACCGTAAAGACCTGCCTTTAACATGTCTGTATAAGACTGCATACTAGATGCTTGAATCCAACCCTTCACGTTGAGGGCGGTAGTTCCAGGGTGCATAACTAAATACTTGATAAAGTTTTTTTGAAAAGGTGCAGACTTTTCTGTAATAGTTTTGTATATACCTTTTTTAGCAGGATCTAACACAATATTAACAGCCTGTTCATTGGTAATATTACTTGCTTCTTTACCTGCCACTTCAAATATAGAATTTAATTGTTTTGAAATTTGTAATGTTTTACCTGCTTCACTGGCTTTAGAAGCATAACCCTTCATAAAATCTTTAAAAGAAATTTTACTTAATTCATCATCCAAGGCATTACTAAATATTGTATCAAAAGATTTTTGAATTTTGTCTAGAGTACTCTTATCTAACTTTTCAATTACTTCGCCTAGATATAAATTAAACCTATCGTCTTTACCTCTTGCACTCCATCTCTGCACACCTGCATCATACAATACATCTCTTAAACCTTTGACTGTTTATTTATCACCAAATAAAAAATATCTTAATAACTCAAGGTCATGATTAAAATCAAAAATATTATCGTCTATCTCTTTGTTATCAAGCCTTATCTGTAGACCTTCTTTAACTCTTTCTGCCCACTTATCAGCGTAAGAGGAAAGTCTTGAGGTTCCGTCTTCAACAACTTTTATATCTAATTCATCAACAGACTTAGCTACGTCAATAAGTTTAGCAGCCTCTGTCATGTTTGCTTCTCTGGCGGCTAGTGTAACTTGTTCCGATTGATCTATTAGAGTAGAGTAAAGAGGTATCTTAGATGTTCCCCTTAACTTATTTAAAGTAAAAGCAAGACCACCTCCACCAATACCACCTACCCCACTAAACAACAAAGCAACAGGATCATACTCTTCCTGTGTTTCTGCTTTCATTCTAGCCTTTTGATTTAAAGCTTCGACTCCTATACCTGCTGCAGAATCAACAGTAGCTGTTGCTACAACTTCTTTATTCAAAGCTTTGTTAAGAGCAGTCTTGTAACCTGTATCATTTACTATATTTTTTGTGTAGGCTTTACGAGCCTCTTGAGCAATCTTGTCCTGACCTTTTTTTGTTAGAGCTTTCTTACCAAGCTTCTTAGTAGCCGCTTCAGCAGCCTGAACTGCAGCTTTTTTAGCTAATTGACTAGCTGCTTTGGTAGCACCTGACGCTGCAAGTTTACCAATACCAAGACTTAGAATATTTACAGGGTCAATAACAAGAGCACGAGCATAGTCATAGACAGCATCAGCTTTCTCACCTACTGTTCTTCCCTCACTAAATGCTCCCCCAAGACTGTCAAATAAATTATAAGCATCCCCTGCCAGTCTTCTTCTACGAGCCAGTGCCTGTTCGTTACCCTTGTTAAGATAACTTAGTTCTCCAACTGTAACAACAGACTGACCAAAGTTAAACTTACGCATGTTGTTTACGTAAGAGTCTATGATCTTTTCCTTGTCGTACTGGTCTGTTGTCATACCAAAACGATCATCCATGTATCTACTTATAACTTTAAAGTTTTCATCCTGGCTCAACTGATCTATTAAAGAACCAGACTGAACATCCTTTTTAATGGACGTGTCATCGTCTTCACCAAGTATATTTTTTAAACGATCTGTAGATATTGTGTAAGTAGTTGTCATCTATTCTTCACCCTGTTATCTCTGATAAAAGAACCTCTTCTACTGTAATTTTATCTGGAAACCCAAGACCCTGACTTCTTTTACTTACAAATCTATAAAATTTAGTAGTGCCATCTGATAGTTTAATGCCTACAATTTTATCAGCCATAAAATCTTGTCTTGGTGGATTATTTTTAAAGAATTTTCTAGCTTCAGTCATGGGGTTTTCACCCTCTTCTATATCTAACACATTAAATTCTGTAGTATCTTCAGTACGTTCTTCAGTACGTTCTTCAGTGGTATCTTCAGTACGTTCTTCAGGATCTTCAGTGGGATCTCCAGTAGGTTCAGTGGTAGTTTCATTATCTCCAGATATAAAAGGCAGCAAGTCATTATCTATAAATTCAGGTCTATCTATAAATGATTGTGGCGTTGTACGATAGTATTGTTGAGCTATACCAAAACCAAGATCAGGATTTTGCATCATTTTTCTAAGCTGTTCTTTTGGATCATCTATATCAGATATTCTCTCTAATTCTAATCTTCTATTTTGTAGATCAGTTCTTTCATCTCCTGTTGCACCATCAACAGCAGAAATTAGACTTGCTTTTTTCCTCTCTAATTCAGCATCATAATCTAGCATTATTTGTCTTTGAACCTGAAGTATATCTGTTGTGGACATAGCACCTAGTCCTGTGTAGTCAGTGTCAACACCACCTGCAGCATCTCTAGCTCTTATAGTAGGCTCTGAGATACTTGCCATAATGTCTGATCCTTTTCTACCCATGATCTCAGATGAGTAAACATCATATCGGATCTCATCCATAGATGGAGTTCCAATTAATTTTCCTAAGAAAGATCTTTCCTGTGCAGGAGGATCTATCTCTGCACCCTCTACAAAATCAGGTGCTGCTTTCTTAATTAATTCTGAAGCAGTCATACCTGTAGATTCGTATCCCTCTGCCATTGTTACTGCACTATTTAAAATATTAGGAGTAAGTCTACCAGATTTTAATTTATAGTTTTGGGCAACGGTATACAGACTTAACATTTCTTTTGGATCTGTATCTAAAAGAGCTAAAGCCCTGTCTTCTTCAAGTCCGTTGCCTGTTAAGTAATCATAAGCTTCTTGTAATTGTGTTTTAGATTTCTTTACTTCGTTACGCCTGTTAAGACCTGCTGTCCACAGGTACTCCTGCATAGCGTCAGATGTTTTTCGAGTATACTCTCTATTTTCTTCTAGTCTATCTGAGAGAGCACCAAAGAAAGCACCTCTTCTTACTGCTTTTAGTACCATCTTATTACCTCGCCATTAAACCTTTTGATTTTTCTTCTGTCATTTCTTCTTCAGGTTTTTCTTTCACTGACTCAGCAGCTTCTTTTAAAACTTTAAAACCTTCATCTCTTTTATCTTTTGGTGTTGCCTGTACAGCACCCATGAGCATAGCAGCACGTTCTTCAGTGCTCATCACATCACCTTTAAAAGTTTCTTTGTACTCTACACCTGCCATGTCTGCAGACTTCATAATAAAAGATCTGATAATAGGCTCCGCTATTAAGCTTACATCTATACTGTGAATACCACTGGCTACTGCACCTGACATCATGGAATCAGACAATACCTTTGCAGGTACTCCAAACTCAAGGGCATCAAGAATATTATCTATTACATTTTCTTGTGATACTCTATCCATGTGATACTTTACAGCATCGTTAAAATCTACTAACTCAGGTGGTCTTTCCCAAGGGTAGTTCTTTGGATAATCCGTAAGAGATTGTCCTGGTATTGCTGCCATAAGTGCTGCTTCTGTCATTTTCTAATCTTCCTTCTTGTAGCCTTGAGTAAACAACTCAGCTTCAGCTTTTCTACGTTTTGTAAGTCCTTCTAATTCTTTACCATCAGAAGTGTTATACTCTAAAAGCATGTATGAAATTTCCTCATCGCCTCTTGTACCATCTTCAATTAATTTATTAAGGTTCTTTGGCCCTGCATTATAAGTAAAACTAGTTAGTGCATCAACTTGATTGTCAGACCAATTGTAATTATATTTCTTTTTAGCTTTTAAAACATATTCTTTAGCTATTTTTATATCTTTATTCATAGCTTTTAAAGCTTGTTCTTTAGTTATTTTTTGGTTAGGCCCAGATGCTTTTGTACCGTATCCAATAGCTAACTTACCCACATCATTGTAGGGAGTAGATCTAAAACCTTCAAATCCTGCAATAAAACTTGCTACATTTCCTGAAGTTTTAACATCAGGGTCTTCCAAAGGGGGTTCAGTTTCTATAGATCTAGTGCTTAAACTAGCTTTCTTTTCTGTTAACTCTTGTTGTTCATCTAAACTTGCTATAGCTTCCATCCAACCACCTACTGTAGCAAGGAGATTATCATAGTCCTTACTACTAGATTTTTCTTTAGAGTCATTTTTGTTGCTCCTCATACCTTCTCTAACTTCATCAGCATCAGGCACTGAAACCTTTTGAGCACCAAGTCCTGATGATAATTTATTTATAACACCAGGTTCCGCTATACTTAACTCAGGGTTAAGTTGTTGATTTAAATTTCTTTTTGCTATTATATCTTGTCTATCATCTAACATATTCTAATCCTAAGTTATAAACCTACTATAGTTGTAAAGAGATCAAAAATACCTCTACCTTCTTGTCCTGCAGCTTGAATCTGAGCTTGTAATTCTGCTACATCTATTGAAGCATCAGCAGCCATCTTCTGAAGTATAATACTGTTAGCTCTTTCAGAGTTACCCTCTGACACTTGGAAAGCCATAGATAACATATCCCTTTCTCTCTGCCATATTGAGTCAAGGTTACTAGAAGTCAAAGAGTTTATAGTCTGAGCAAAGTTCATGTTGCTTTCATTCTGTGCAGCAGTGTTAAGTGTAGCTAAGTTCTGTCTCCACTGAGCGTTAGCCTGTGCTATCACCAAACCATTCTGTGCGTTGAACTGATCACGTTGTTGTTGTAACCCAGAGTTAAACTCACGTAAAGCGTTAACACTGTTTATGTTAAACTGATCCATAGCATTTTGTTGTGTAGAATTAAACTGTCCTGTTTGACTAGCTAAGTTAGCAAAGAACTGATTGGTCTGATTATCGTTTGCTGCATTAAACTGTTCAGATGCGTTATCTGCAGCCTGATCAGTAAACAAAGCCTGTATGTTTTGCTGTGCTTTAAACACTTCTGTTTGCTGTTTGTTAGATAGGTTAGTCATATCCATCTGTAAGAAATTCTGGGCATTTTGTACAGCAGCTTGTTGTCTGTTAGATAAGTTAGCCATATCAAGTTGAGATAAAGCAGCAGCCTCTGCCATAACACCTGCCTGTTTATTAGACAGATTGTTTAACTCCATAGTGTTAGCTGCACGAGAATCCTCTAGAGCTATTTGCTGTTTGGAATTAAAGGTCATGTTGGCTACGTCAGCAATCTTAGCTGCGTTCTGCACACGAGCCTGAAACGCTTGATCAAACTCTTGGCCTATAAATGTAGCACGTTGTTGTGCAGCAAGCATAGCACGTTGCTGTCTGTTAGACAAGTTCTGTGCTTCAAACTGAGCCTGTGTCTGTGCATCCATTTGAGCAATAGGTAGTGCAGACTCCATAGCAGCCTGAACTATTGCTTGCCCTGCCATAGAAGATGCACCAAGACCTCTTGCAATCATAGTACTCGTAGCGGCTCTCATAGCACCTGAAGCCCAAGCAGGTGTGTTACCACCCTCGAACTGAGCCATCAATCCTTCTAGCTGACCTTGAACTGTAGCCTGTTTACTTGGGGTAGCAGTCTTAGCTTCTTTAGCTTCAGCAAAAGCTGCAGCAGTCTCAGCGTTAGCAGAACCAGATATAATTTCACTTTCACCTGTAACAGGATCTGTCTCTAGTTTTCTGGCTGTAGGTCCAGTTACATCTATTGCATTACCTTGTGCAGCTTTTATGTCTAAAGAAGAAGTACCCTCTTTAGGATCTATCGTTGAACCAGGAACTATAACTCCTTGTGCAGGTTTTAGTTTATCAGTTTGAGTTTGAACATCTGGTGCTACAGAAGTAGGGACCATTTGAGACACTGTAGGCATTATAGGCATAGCAGACTGTTGTACGTTACCTACTGTAGCAGCTTCAGCAAAAGGAGCTATAGGTGTAACTTGACCTGCATCAATAGGTACAAAGTCAGGAGCAGTTGGTTGTATAAAATATGGAAGTGCTTGGATAGGCTGCATAGTTTGACTTACCAAGTTGGAAGTCATTTGAGCTAGAGGATTAGGTGCAACAGGAGCAGGAGTAGGAGCAGGTGGAGGAGTAGGTGTAGGCGTAGGTATTGTATAACCTGTTGGATTTTTTTGATACTCTACAAAATCAAAACCTGTAGGTGGCTTAAATACTTTTGTATCAGGACCAGAACCATAATTATATACCCCTTTTCCTGCAAGATTTTGATTAGGATATTTTGCTATTGTAGCTTCATCATAAGGAGTAAATCGTAAATCTGTAGGTATACCACCATTAGTAAACCCTCTAACAGGTCCACCTTGGTACATCTGCTGCATTGGTTGAGACATATTAGACATAGCTTGTCTGTACTTACCCATACGTGCAGCAGCAGCAGGGTTAGCTGCTAGAAAGTTATTTAGTTGTTGAGGTGGCCCATCAAATCCTAAAAACTTTTTAGCAAGAGAGACATCTCCACCTTCAGACATTGCAGTAGTGGTTGGAGCCTGAGTAGTCTTTTGTCTGTAAAATCCTGGAGGAACATAAGTAACAGGTTGACCGTTAAACTCTGTAATCATTATACGTTGACCTAGATCATTAACGTAATAAACAGTCTGGTATCCAGTTGTGTATTGTTGCCCAGATCCAGGGGCAGTAGTAACAAGTGTTTGTGGTACAGCACCTGCAGTACCTGCGTAGTGTGTCTTATAAGTTACTTGACTTGGAACAGCACTTGTTCCTGCTGTTGCCAGTGGTGCAGAAAAAGTTCCTGGAATAGCTGCCATAGGAGCAGGTAATCCTGCAACATAACTTGTTGTTGGAGATGTTATAGATGTAGGTACTGGAACTGAAGGTCCAGAAGAAACAGGAGCAGGAGGAGCAACAGGAGTTGGTTGATAAGTTACAGGAGATACTTGTTGAATAGCTGTTTGTGGAACACTAGGATTAACAACAGCTACTCCACCTGCAGGTACATTTTGGACTTCTGTTGCAGGAATAGTAGGTACAAAATCCCCACCGAATTGTGGTCCTGTTGGCCCAGGTACACTTGGACTTATAGGAACTGGAGCAGGTGCAGGTGCAGGTGCAGGTGCTCCTGGCACTGGTGCTCCTGGAACTGGTGCAGGTGCAGGTGCAGGAGTAGGTGTAGGAGTAGGTGTAGGTGTAGGTGTAGGTACAGGTGCTCCTGGTGCAGTATTTAATGCAGCCAAAGCATTCATGTAAGCAGGACGATTAACACCGTAATGAGTATCGTAAATATCACCCTCACCAATTGAAGCAATAGTTTCAGGTGATGTAAAGTCAGTCGGTTTTGGTTCATAACCTGCAGCTTGCATTTCTTCTACTTTTTGATCAATAGTAGCTCTAGACGCATCAATCGCAGCTTGAGCTTGCTCCTCAGTCAAAACACCTTCCGCAACCGCATTAGAGATTACATTTGTCTGTCGTGTAGCTAGATCTTTCTGAACAGCCTCTAAACTATTTTCATAAGCTTCCACAATGGCAGGATCTATATCAGGTTTAGGAACCGCATCATACATAGCTTGGGCATCTGCCTCACTATAACCATAATTATCCATTATTGCCTTAACAATACCTTGTGTCATACTTTATTCCTTTATTTACCCATTGTCATCCACACTGCACCTGCAATAAACGTCAGCAGTGCGACAGTGGCTAATTTAACTACAGTAGACCAGACAGACCTACGTGTGTCTCTCCAAGCTTCTAACAGACTTCTCATCTCTATGATGTCTCTGGCTGCATCATCATCAAGTAACCCAATAGAACGCAGTGCCTCTTTAGCACCACGTCTAGCTGCGTTGTCTAGCATTTCCTCTAGATCGTCAGGGGTAAGTTTGATGTCACTCATTACGTTTTATCCTCTAACTGTGGTGTGTTTGTCAAAGATGTTTTATCTAAGATGTTAAACCCTCTGCTGTTAGCAAAGTTACCTGGACAGTGAGCCCACTTGTCAGCTAACTGCTCTAGCCAATTTACAGTGTGGTGATGCTCTGGTGCTTTACCGTCCTG